GTCATTGTCTGCAATGAAGACGTGCTTACGGTCAGCGAAGAACTCAAACATCGTCTCTGCTACAGGCGTAAGGTTGTAAGCATCAAACGCCACGATGACAGGCTGTGAGAAGTCAGCGTGTATGCTCGCTGCTGTTGCATAGCCTTCGGCGTAATTGATTACCGTGCTGGTTTTTAATACCTCTTGGCCCAATATAAAAAAGCTACCGCTTTTTTTAGAACCAGTAAGGAAAAGTTTTTTACCGTCTTCACCGATGTATTGCAGACCTACTATCGTCATCGTCTTGTCGTACAAAGGAATGACCAACTGCCCGTGGGTGTTGACCCTCAAACCGTAAGGCAGAACTTTCTTTTTTTCTAAGTACGGGTGTTTTTCACACGGCTTGGCTTTGTCCCAAAGGTCCTTGGCTTTCTTAGCCGTCTCTTGGTGCTTCTTGGTTTGTTTGATCTCAGCTTCTTTTCTAAGGCTGTCTATCTCTGCCTTCTCTTCTTTCGACAGCGTTTGTTTCTTTTTGTTCTCTGGTTTCCAATGATGGGTAGGAACATCAGCCGAGGTTCGATAATCACCCAATCTGCCATAAGGGACAGATTGATCGAGCCACAGCTGATACCACCCTGTGAGTTTGCGTTTACCACCGACATTGATGTAGGCCCGACCTATAGAGCCATCGGTGAGCAAACCCTTTTTAGGTTCTGGTTCCAACCCGTGTTCAGATAAAAAGTCACTGAATTCGTGTTGGTAATTTATGGTTAGCGGTTGTTCAAAATTCTTTCGATTAGGTCGATTTAATTTAAGTGACATCAATTATCCTTTCTTTATAGGTTTGCTTAATTTGTATAAGTGTGTAGAATACTACATAAATTAATTCAAATAAGCAAACACTATAGGAGACAATTATGAGCTTAACATTAAAAACAGACGGTGATTTTGAAACATTAGAAAAGGGTCAATACTCTGGAACGTGCTACAGCATTGTAGACATGGGTACGACAGACCAAGAATATGAGGGCGTTAAATCTAAAAAGAAAAGAGTGCACATATCGTTCGAAACCACGGACCACAAAATGAAAGACGGCAGACCGTTTGGTGTTTTCAAAACCTACACAGCGTCTTTGTTCGAGTCAGCTGCGTTGAGAAAAGATTTGGTATCTTGGAGAGCAAAGAACTTTACCGAAGAAGAAGAAGCGGGTTTCAACATCAGCAACCTGTTGGGTTGTACGGCAAACATCGAAGTGGGCCACACATCAGGTGGCAAGCCAAAAATTATTGGTTTGTTTAAGCCAGACGGCGGCATAGAAAAGATAGCAACGCAGAACGAACAGATGTTGTTTGACTTAGACGTTTACTGCAACGAGTTCAATGGCAACAGCAACCCGGACACGAAAGCCATGTGCGATGTTTTTGCTTCACTCACACCGTGGATGCAAGCCGACATTGAAGAAAGTTATGAGTACAGAGCAGCCGTAGAAAAAGGTGATAGAATACCGGCAGCAGAAGAACCAAGTGAATCTTTAGCTGACTTAGCTACAGACACGGGTACAGAAGAAGACATACCTTTCTAAATCATTTTCCGTGAGCAATTCCATTCCTTTTTTGATCTCACATTCAAACAGGGATTGCTCACACCTTTCAGGACACAACATGCAAAAACCAGACATGGTAAACAAGCCACCACATTACCAAGGCGACATAGAATGTATCGACTACATAAAACAACAGCTTGGCGACAATTTCAGATACTACCTAGAAGGTGCATCAATAAAGTACATGCACAGATTTAAAAGCAAGGGCAAAGAGATAGAGGACCTACAGAAGAACCAATGGTACGACAGTAAGTTAATAAAAGAACTGCAACGATTGAGAGAGCAAGAGAAACTCATTGAGTAATTTAGATTACGACATCTACAACTTACCAGCTGCGATTATGATGCAGCATCAGATGTCACCAGAAATGATAGAACTGCTGAACACCCACCTAGACAAAGAGCTAAAGAATCCAGACAGAAAATCTTTGAGTGGCGATCTGGTAGGACAGATACACCAAGGCGAACAACTGTCCATGGATTTTGCGAGTGATTATTTTAAAGACTTTAGACTCATGGTTGAGAACCTAGGCGTGGCTTACCTCAGACACTTTGTGGAACAGACCGGGACAACAATAAGGCCCAAGCAAGTCGTGACAGACAAACTCTGGTCGGTTCATTCTTACGAAGGCGACTACAATCCTATCCACGACCACCTGACAGCATCACCTATGGGCATCAGCTTTACCACTTGGACCAAGGTACCAGAGCAGATAGGCAAGACGGAAGATTACAATTTATACAACTCATCTGGAGCCATAGATGGGTACATCAATTTTACATACGGTCTTAACCAAACCTCAGACCCAGAGAGGTTAAGACCTTCTCAGTCTCGGTATGTAAAACCAGAGGAGGGTAAGCTGTTGTTGTTTCCATCGTGGATGCAACATGCCGTTTACCCTTTCTTCGGTAAGGGCGAGAGACGAACAGTGGCTGGCAATATGAATTGCTTTGACGTAACAGAAGAACAAATGAAGGAGATGGATGATGGAGTTTAAAGTAGGAATATACGAGGACATGCCGTTTGAAGAGTACAACGAGATACCGGCTTACCGAGCATCGGATTTAAAAGATGCGGGCAAATGTATTTACACATGGAAGAACCGAAAAGGTTTTACAAGCTCACCGGCTTTGTTAGAAGGAAGCGTCCAACACAATGTGTTTTTAGAATACCACAACTTTGATAAAGATTTTGTTATCCAGCCGGCAATAGACAGAAGAACCAAAGTAGGAAAAGAAGAGTATGAAGACTTCTTATCTACCGTTGGCAACAGAACTCCAATCACTCAGGACCTGTACAACACCTGTATGGAACGCAGAGAAACTGTAAAGCATTTGATACCTGACGGAGAGAACGACAGGACAGAGTTGACGGTGTGTTACTTGTATCATGGACACCCGTTTAAATCACGATTGGATTGGCATGATGGCAAGAGGGTATGGGATTTAAAAACGTGCCGTGACGCTTCTCCTAGAGGCTTCAGGCAAGCAGTAAACAACTTCAACTATCACATGCAAGCTGCACTTTACGTTGATGCTTGCCGGGCGGTTGATTTGCCAGCTGAAGGGTTTTCATTCTTAGCACAAGAAAAGGCCCATCCTTATCCTTATGTAATTTATGAAATGTCTGATGAAGCTATGTTGTACGCCAGATCAAAAAATGAACAGGCCTTGGCTACGATATTAAGTGCAAAAGAAAGTGACAACTACAGTCCATACAACCTAAACGGTGTACAGACTATAGAGCTGGGTGACCTGTATTAGTCACAGCTAGGTTTTAGGTCTTTGTAGTCTGGGTAGTAACCAGCACACACCATGTCGGTGTAGTGCTGTTGAGCTATCAGCTCGTCTTCCATGTCCATCTTTCCTATGATGCCTAGCATTGCAATCACAAACACCGCCACCAACAATCCTTGCCATCTTTTCATTAGTTTTGCTCCTTATAAAGTTTATTGGTGAATTCTATTCTGTAATCTGTCCATTCAATAGAACACAGGTGCTCTAAACAGTCTTTAGCACTATCAGTATAAAGAACAGGTATTCCGTTAACTTCTAACCACCAATCTGTTTTAGTACCTCCAGCGTGTATTCCGCCTACAATTTCAAAAGGTTTATTTGTTGATGTAGTTCCTAAAAGTTTAGAACCTTTATGTCCTCCAACTTTAATACTTTCTATAAAAACAGTTCTATTTGCTCCCATGCCTACATATTTATTATTTAGTAATATTTCATTTCCGTAATCGTGTTTTATTAGTTTAACTCTCATATTTTCTCCTTTGTTTATTAATCTCACATACACACAATAGCAAATGTGTAGGAATGTGCAAGTATTTGCACAAAGGAATATTAATTAACTTTAAGGGATGTATTCAACCAAATCCACCATGCGTTTTTTGTCGCACAACCAAAAGACCAACAGGTATCTGTCGCCAGTTCCTACTGGCAGTCCTTTGTGCAGATTGGTAAAGCTAGGGAAGATCAGGGCGTGACCATTCGGTATGGGCTTCAGTGAACCGTGGTTGTGGAAAGCCGTACCACCACCTTCGTAAGAGCCTGTGTTAAGAGGAACCACCACACTGATGTCAGCACTGTGGTCGTGGTGCCAAGCACCTTGTTGCTTCTCCTTTATATTGTAGTTAGCGATCTGGATGCTGGCTGGGTCTTTGCAGTCACGTTGCCAAATTGCATTGAAGATAGGATTGAGTACCGTGTGAACAACGAACCACATGTTGCGGTACAGCTCTGGACAGTGTTCCAACAACACTATCTCTGGTATCTGTCGTAGATCGTCTTCGTCTTCGTTGCCTTCAAACTTAATCTCTCTCTTCATCAGCTCTATCTCTTTCATTAAGAGCTTACAAAAGTGTCTGCGAAACAACGGCACGGTGTACACATCAGGAAATACTTTCTTGGCAATCTGATGCACAGGAGTCTTGCCCATTGGTTCTGTGCCTTTGCCAGCTCTAAACTTAGTAACCAATGGCATGGTTTCTTGCACGGCATTGTAGGTGTTCTGATTGATCATCCAGTGCGACTGCATGCTGAGTAAGTAGTTTTTAAGTTTGTACATGCTTGTAGTTTATCATATATTTTTTAATACTTATTTGTAAATTGTTGCAAACTACAGTAAACTTCACACCATGGAAAATCAAATGATAGATGAAAGTAACAAGATAAGGAAAAGTTTAGCAGTAGACGTTAAGACTTATGATCTTCTTCAAGATATATGTGGACAAGAGCATCGATCAAAAATTGATCAACTCAAGGTTCTGATTGAAAAAGAACACAGACGTTTAAGTGCACTAAGTGTTGTCGAAGCGTAATGTTTTTCAAAAGCATTATGACTAAGAAGCCAATCCCTCAAAGTTACAAGCCTGTGGTCGAAGCACCAGAGGTTATAGAACTGTTCAGTCGGTTAACACTGCATCACCAAGTGGCATTGCTACGATTGATGTCAAGAAACTTAGAAGTAGAAATAGATGGCGAAACCACGATGGGTTACGACATGGACTTTGAAGTTGTCGGTGCGATGATTAAAGGTACTGAAACCTTAGACTAAACCAGCAATACCTTTTTTGTCTTCTTCTTCTTGACGCATAGCTATATTACGAGTTGCTGGATTGTTGCCAGCCAAACTTAAACGCAAAGAAGAATCTGTTGTTGTTGGAGCCATGTTGGGTGGTGGAGCATCAAACATACTGCCTTGTGCCTGTGGCATCTGAAAGTTATCTATGGAGCCTTGTAGGTTTTCTATTTCTTGTTTTTTATTTTCTTGTTGTTTATGTTCTTCTAATAATTGTTTGTCAGCAAAATCTTTTTGTTCATTGAGTATGGCTTGATTTCTTAAATCAGGAGAGTCTGCTAAACGGTTTAAACCTTCTACACCACTTCTAGCAAAAGTTTGTGTCATTAGATAAGTTGCTGGTTGTATGTTGTCTAAAAAAACACGCAATTCAGCAGCTTTTTTTGGGTTTATTAAAGCGTCAACTATTAAGTCTTGATAAATTTCTTGTTGAGAAGAAAGAATTTTATGTGTAATGTCAGAAGTACCTTGATTAAGAGCTCTAGGAACAATATTAAACATTCCTAAAGCGTAAGCTTTAAACTTTGCCAAACCCTTAGTTCCTTCTTTTTTCATAATTTCTGACATAGCCATCAAAGGTTGTGTCGGAGATTGAGACTGTGTTGCTATATAAGTTATAGATTGAAGGGTGTCGGTAAAATCTACAAAGTTTTTTAACTCATCAGGTTCTAAAATAGCTTCCCACATCCTAGCTTTTTTACCTATAGCCCTTGCTTGTACAACTTCATCTACATTATATCTACCTGTCATTGAAGGAAAAGCTGTTCTTACATCTCCTCTAATGCCAATTTTTTGTAAAAATTTATTTGGTGAATTTAAAGGATTGGCAGTGCCTACAACTGCGTCATCAAATTGAGTTTGTAACCAAGTGCCTTTTAAATTTTGCCAAGCACTAGCACCGCTTCTGGTTACGCCTTCTTTGTCTACAAACTCTGCTTGCAACAATTTTTTTAATTGTTGTATTTCTCTGGGTTTAGCATTACCACTAAACAATTTTTTTGAAATTCTCGCTGCATTTTGTCCGCCCTTTTCAACCACATCAGCAAAAGCATTTATAATACTTCTGTCTAATACTTGCATGTGACCCTTTGACGGATTGAATATATCATTACCCCTAGCAAAAGTAGGGTTTGCCTCTCTAAGTCTAAGATTTATTTTATCTCTTATTACTGAGACTTCTCTTTTTAATTTTTGAGATTTGTCTTTACCTGTCAAACTTGCTATTACATTACCAAAATCGTCTTGTAAACTATTGTGTAAAAGTTCTGTGGTATTTCTGGCTTGTTTTGTGGTTTGGTCTGTCAAGCCCCTTTCCATTTCCTTATATGCTTTCATTTTAGTTGGAGAGGTGTTGGGGTCTGCAATTACTTTTTTAATGTCAGACAAAATATCACTAACATCAATTTTAACGTCTAATTCATAGGCTTGTTTATAAACTCTACCAGCTCTTTTTGATCGTTTGTCTGCTAATTTTTTTAACACAGCTTGTGAAGCTCTTGCAACGTCTATGTCTTCATCTATACCAACTTTACCTGTAAGTTTGTCTTTAACTTCGCCACGAACATATTTACCTGAACTTATTTCTGTAAAAAAGTCATCAGCTATTTCTTGTACTTGCAAATTTCTTTGGTTGTAAAAATTCCATAAATTTTGTGACGAAGGCTGTACTTGTAAATACTTTTGTAATTGTGAACCTTCAGACACAACCCTTTGTGCCTCTGGTCTGGTTAACGTAATTCCATATTTTTTTTGAGTAAAAGCAATCTTATCATCAGCAGTTTCTCCACCCTCTTTAATAATGGTTTGTAATTTATTTCTGCCATCTACGCCTAAAAATCGTGAAGAAATATTTTCTGCAAATCGAGGCAAACTTTTAGCTGGTGCACCAAAAGGTATTCCACCAGCGGCACTAGATAAAGACAGGTCTGTTATCATTTTTTCAGTTTCTAACTTAGGTCCATCTAACATTTGCGACAACCCAGCCCTAACTCCATACATAGTCGAACCACCGACAGCTGTTCCACTACTACCGCCAGCAATAGCACCCGGTACTCCATAAGCTAAACCGCCAGCAATCAAACCACCAACACCACCAATTAACTCAGAGGCAAATTGTGCAGCTGGAAAAATGCTACCAGTCACGCTGTCTGCACCAATGCCAAAACGACCTTCGACAAATTCATCTTTAAATGCTCCAGTTACAGGGTCTTGGTACCTAATATCTCCATCTTTACCAATAAAATAAGTTCCATATTCTATTGGGTCTAAACCCATTTCTTCAGCTTCTGGAAATCTTTTACCAGCTAACCACCTAAGTCTGGCTGGTTCACTATTGCTTAAACCTGATAACAAACCATCATAATAACCACTTTTATCAGCCGCATCTTGTTTGGTCTGTTCTGTAACAAGGTTTTCTCTAGCTATATGTTCCTCGTAAGCTAGTATTTCTTCTTCAGTTGCTTTTGGCATTAGTTTTTATTGGTGTATAAATCACCGTTGAGCCTATAATAATCCACACCATTTACAGTTCTTTGAAACACTGCTCCATCTGGGACATCTTCAATTCCTAAAGCATTGGATTTTGATATATTGTCTGGATCACCAAAAGTTGCGTGTTTTTGTCTAATACGATCATAGGCTTTTATACCTTCATCAGTCATTTGAGAAACTAAATTATAAGCCTCGGTGCCTTCTTTCATATTAGCTAAATTAGCCTCTATTGAAAGATCAGGATTGTAGTCATTGCTACCCTCGAACATAGGTTCTCTCCTATGATATGCAGCTTTAAAACCAGCCTGTCTGCTTCTTATTTCTGCAAGACTAACGTTTCGACTTTGTAAATCTGCTCTTTCTTTTGCCCACTCTTCATTAAAACCAATAGCTCTATTAGCAATTTTATCGGTTATTTGTAATATATTTAAAAAACCTTTTTTAGAATTTCCAAGTGTTGCTGATGCTTTTAAAAACATTTTCATTTCTCTGTCAGAAATAGCACCTTTGGTCTGTCCAATTAACCCCATGGCTAACCCAGTACCTACTGAATTAACTGCAAAAGAAGCCCCTAATTCTTCTTTATCAACCAATCCTCCCATTCCTAATTCAATAAAAACACTATTAAGACCTAATTTTAATAAAGCTGCAGGTCCAAAAGCTGATTCGTCAAGCAGATTTGCATAATATCTAGCTGAATTTGTTTTGTCTAAAATTCCAACTTGTGCATCTGATTCTTCTTGCCAAGTAGTTTCAAAAGCCGTAATTTGTTTTGCTGTTTCTTTGTCTAACTCTTTATATATGTTTTCATCAGGAAACAACTGTTGTACCACTTCTTTAGCTTGATATTTTTCAGGATCATTCATAATGTCTTTAAACAAGCCACCAGCTTTATTTAAAGTGCCTTCTTTTCTTTCACCAGTCTCTTGATCAATCCAGCTTATATTGCTTGTTTTAATTTCCTTATTGGTGTCGCCAATGGTTTTCAAAGCAAAATCATTTAAATAGTCTTTGGCTTTTTCTTCGCTTTGCATAGCCAACCTAGATGCTTCTAATGCAACTTGTTGTTTGGCTTTTGCATAATCCGCATTTCTTTGTTTCATGTCTTCAGATGCTTTGTTAAAGCCTAACGCAAAACCACCGCCTATAGAATTTGGTCTGTCGGTTTGCATTTGTGCAGTCAATCCTTGTGAAAGACTTGTGGCTAAATCAAAAATATCAAAATTTTGTTGTGGTGGAGAAATTGCATTTAAACGCTCTGCGTATTTTTTTCTTTCTGCGTCAAAATCAAAACTGTTTACTTGATCTTGTAAACCTTGTATGTATTCGTTAGATATATCTACCATTACGTTGCCCTCGTTCCTCTAGCCATACTGCCAAAGGCTCCAAACGCTCCGAGTCCTGTGTTAATGCCTTGCATCATTGCACTCGGTCTAGGAGTGAACCTTGTGCTGGTTTGGAACGAGCCTTTCGGTGCCATGTTTATAAACGGTGACAGTGCTTGGTATTGTGCCAACGGAGCCGCTTGTGCCGTCAGAGCGTTCGCTCTCTGTGCATCCAAGACAGCCTGTGCTTGTTGTTGTTGCAGTCCACCTTGACCCATTAGCTGACCAGCATCAAACGCTCCAGCCTGTTGTGTTTGTGATCCGAGTCCTTGTAGGTTGCTACCCAAACCAAACTGAGCGTTGGCTAATTGTTGACCGTACTGCGATTCTAAGTTGCCCATGTTACTAAGGGCACCAGCACCCGTCTGTGCTGCACCAAATCTTGTACCAGCCAAGCCAGTCAACGAGGAACCTAAGTTTTGTTGGGAGGCTAATTGTTGACCAGCCAGACCAGTTAACTGACTGCCTAAGTTTTGTTGTGCTCCAAGTCTGGCACCAGACAAACCAGCCAGACCAGAAGATGCTGCTCTTTCTGCTTGTCTTTGCCTAGCAAACTCACCCATACCCGTCTGTTGAGCCTCTGAGAAGCCTCTGGAACGTATACCACTCAGTGCTTCACCCAAACCTCTGCCTAACGCTTCTCTTCTCTCAGAAGCTCCTAATCTTGCCCTAGAACCAAACGCAGACTCACCGCCCGTTTGTATGTCTCTGGCTCT